TTCGATTAAACTATCAATTAAGAAAGATATCCTTGCTCTTGAGGATCTTCTTGATCTTGGCACATATCCAATGTTTCTTGCCAGTGCAACAACGTTTTCTCGAAGTGTAGCGGAGTCAAGAAAACACTCATTTGCTGCCATATTGGTGTTATATGCAGTCGTGTATGTATTATATGCTAATGCATCAATAATAATCGAAAGGTTAGACCCTTCAAAGTCATAATCAGTGAAGTTTGTATTTGCCCTCAGATAATCTCTGATAGACTGTTTAATTTGATCAAAATCTAAATTAACGTATTGTCCGAATGCCATTATACTCTAGCTGGGAAAAGGAGAACATCTACTGTTTGTGTCGGTGCTGGAATACCAATAATATCATATTGTACCGTACAATTCATTTCATTTGAATCAGGCATAATCTCAACAGTCGCATCAATATTTGCAATTCTTGGTTCATGATTAAGTAGAGATGCATTAATTTCATCTGCAATTCGTATTTGATTCAAAGCTGTGTTTAATTCAAATAATGAATCATTGATTACCGAACCAAAATTCGGATTAAATGGTTTTTCTCCAAGAATTGTAAATATTATATTTTTGACTGATCTTTTAATCGCATCCTCATCACGAATTACAACCACATCATTCGTCACAGGATGACGTTTGAAGGATAAGTTGATATCTTTGAATGCCCTAGAAGCCACTATTTACACAAAATGTTTGCTGTTTTTATTTATACCTATTTTTTACCTTTTTATCTCACGAACTAAGTAATCAATCGAATATAGGTTATCAATAATGTATTTAGCAGCTATTTTAGGATCTTTTTCACCACAAGTGTAAAAATCAGCACTTAAACAACCCTTTTCAGGCCATGTATGACATGAAACATGACTTTCAGCAAGTGCAAACAACATCGTAACACCGTATGGAGAAAATTTATGACTATATTCGTTCAAAATTGTCATTTTTGACTTTAAAATTGCTTTTGTAAAGATTGAACGAAGAAAATGAACAGAATTTAGCTGATCAAATGTGCAATCATAGACATCAAGTAGTAAATGTTCGCCCATTTTACTCTAACTCAGGTGAAATATGAATTTCAACGACCTTATAATCCTCTTCTAACACATCTTCAAGATAATTTTTGTCCCAATACTTGTAATAATCAGTTTTTGCAAGTTTTTTTCTCGCTTCAGTCAATTCTTCTCGTGGTTGACACAAAACAAGATTGTATTTTCCGTTACTTGTCGGTACTCCATTGATTTTTGTTTGAGATTTTCGGTGATCAGCGATAAATTTATACTTTGTATACGTCCGATTGTAATCATCAACCATTGCATAAAGAAAATCTTCGTCATGATCGTCTTCGACAACGTAAATTACCACATCCCAACCCGATCTCGGTGTGACTTTTCGTAATTTTTCCTCTAAAATAATAAAATTTGCCTTTGATGCATAAGGACACACCGCAAAATTACCTAATTCTGGACGAATTTCGGATAATTTTGTAATCCAACTTAAAATATGACTATTTTTCTTCTCGTTCATCGGGTGTTGTCCAGAAATAATCGTCACAGTCACCTAAACGACCCCACTTCACATCATTCTCAACCTCAAAAATGCGTGTAGAGACCTTAAAATCAGGCATTTTCACATTTTCGGGTGTCATGGAGGTATCATAGATGCGACAACGATTGTTTGGATACAATGCAAACTGTCCATTTCTTAATGAAACCAGATTAAAAGACTTATGTTCATCAGGCATCTCACTTGTAGATGCATCTATTTGATCAAAGTCGCCATGATAGTTATCAAGAGTACAAATGTATTGTCCTTTCTGATTGCCATAGTGTCTTGTACGCAGTTCCCATTCCATTGGTGCAACAAATTGTTTGACAATTACCGTAAAGTCGTAATCCATACAATTCCAAAACTGTAGATTGACAAGATCCATATCGGGATCTGGTATTTTTGGAGAGGAGAGAAAAGCGGAAATCGGTAACTTATCATACATTGCACCATACTCAGGAAGATAAGTCTCAAAATAAAATGCACGACCTTGAATAGATTTTGCAGAAACCCATAAACCTTCTACAAACTCACCAAATCCTGATTGAAAGTCTGTTAAATATTCTTTTCGTACCCAAACCTTCTTGGTGGGTAAATTTGCTATGTATTTTGCCATTCTTGAAAGAAGTTAGAAATTTCGTATCCGTCTAATTTTGCTTTGTAATCTGAGGATTCACCCAGATAATAGTAATCATAACCTAATCTCTTATATAATGCAATCTCATTCTTATTTGCAATATGTCCAAGACTTAACTTTTTATTTTCATAGTTCCATGCAAACTGATCCGCCCAGACACTGTTCACACTCTTAAAACGATATGCAAGAGTAAATGCAACTAATTCATTTCCATCATAGTAACCAATCACATCGGAGTGTGGTAATTCAAACTCTTCAATAAAGATTGGTACAATATCTTCAAACTTTTTATACGTCACATACTGACGATAGATCTCTAAACATCTTCCAAAAGAAGAACTATCAAGAATCCGACAGTTATGGTATTCCTGATAGTTGGTGTCTTTTAATCGAATACGACAATACATTTATTCATCATATCTATCTTTACAATCATCACAGAAAGTATCAATCACTTCCACTTCATCTGGATCGATTGCATCTGGACGATTCTCTTCAAAGTATAAACGATGAAGAACTTGAAAAGCCTCAAACTTTCCAACTTCACTTAAAAGTCCATTGGAGAGTTCGCGGCCGTTATGTACTAACTTATATCTCTTTTGGAGATTATGCGGCTGTTGTGTCATAATACTTACATATGAGGATCGTATTTACGAATGATATAAAGTGCAAGTGCAACACCAATCGATGTTGAACCAAAAACAATTAGAAATAAAGGCATAATTAAATAATTCGAGTTTTTTCATGTCCGACACGAATTCGAGGATCGCACCATGTCACGATACCTTCTTTCTTGGCATCTAAACAGAATGAGACATCCTCACCACACATGTCTTGTACTTTACCACTATCAAAGACTTGCATCTTGGGAGCAAACCAAGGATACTCTAATCTCTCAAAGACTCCTTTCTTAATCATCACCCAACCGAAGCCAGTGTAATCAACTGTGAAAGGTTTGGTCTTTCTTGTGATTGACTCGACAGTTTCGTGATTCATCACTCCACCATTCTTTGCAAAGTCTTCTTCGTTTAACCAGTGTGCAACCGATGTTGTATGTCCATCTTCTGTTGCATACCAACCAGCAACGATCTCTTTCTCTTCCCCTGTCTCTGGAACTGCAAGATCAAACAGTTGCCAGAACTTATTGGTGTCAAATACAATATCACTATCAATCCATAACTGATAATCATACTCTAACTTACCATCCCAAGGAATCTGATTGGGGCCTCTCAAAACATTTGCACCTAATACCTTACAACGTGCAAAGTTTACCATTGAAGAATAATCTTGGGAGATCTGTATACTGTTACCGTTCTGCACCAGATCAAAACACATCTGAACAAAGTTCTTTAGAAAGATATAAGAACAACCTCTGCCAGGTAGACAGAAAACAATTCTCTTTCCTTTCACTCTTTGTTTGATCTTTTCATAATCCCAATCTTCCTTCTTCGGTGTTTCCTTTGGAATAACTTTGAATCCTTTAGCCATAAAAATGAAACTCAATAATCATATCATACCATACTATTTAGCTTTTGTCTATAACCTCCCATGAAAGAAAGGTTCTGAGTTATCAGGAAAGTTAATCTTCTGAACACCAGCACTTCTCGTGCCGCAGACAAGATTCTCGTTCGGATCTTTCTGTCTTAAATCATTCTTTACAAAGGTGTATGCAAGAACACCTAATGCAACCTTTTGCCAAGTTTTCATGGGCGGAAATTTTTTTCTCTCTCTACATTTATTATAACAAAAAACCCCACCAAAGGCAGGGTACGATGACACTTATATAACTGTCTACTCTTACTTGCGAAACACTTTTAATTTAGTTAGAATATACAATGTAAGCACAGTCCAAAACACAATTTCAAGTCCAAGGTTATTCATGATTTTTATACGGCAAAAATTTTTTATTTCACTTTATATTTAGCACTCGTTTTTGGTTCGTTGTAGGTTAGGGAAGTTAGCGTTTTT